AAACTGGGACGTAGGCATACGCCAAACTGAACATTACATTGCTAGAGCTAGAGAATTACAGCAAATTGATGCTGACCTAGAACGCCCTGAATGGCTTGCTGCTGCTATCGCTCGTCTTCAAGATTACGAACGTGAAGCACGCGCACGCGGCAACCTTGGCATCGCCATCAAAGCTTTAGAAGATCAAGCCAAGCTGCTGCGCTTTGAAATGTCGTGACCACCAATAGACTGATTGCATGATTGCCTAAATAACATGGCACGCCGTTACTCCAGGGATAATCGCGGCAGGTTTGCTCCTGCAGGCACTGGCGCCACTGCTCGTGGTGGCAGGCTGCGCACTGCAGCAGGAAAGAAGCGCGAGACAGTAAAAGCAAGCCCTGGTGCGGACAAAAAGCTATTTAGTGCTCCAAAGGGCACTATTGGTAAAACACGCAAAGAGCGTGAGATTCAGCGCTTGGATCGTCCCGGCGAAAAGCGTTCTGCTTTTAATGAAGCCTATAAATCTCAACGAGCTAGCAGTCGTGCTGCAAAAGCGGCTCCAAAAGAAATGAACATTGAGGAATTTGCTCGCAATACCGGCGGCAAAACTCGTGCTGACGCCATGAGCCAAGCTATCGAGGCATCGCGGCAACCCAAAGGGCGCACAAAAGCTGGTGATCGACGTGTGGCAGCAGCTAGAGACAAAATTAACGCTGAGGTAAACGCTACAACTGCTGCTTATAACAAGGCTATTGCTCGCGGTGAAATTAAAGCCCCTACGCCTAGCTTGGCGCGTAAGGCTCAAGGTGAGCCAAGCAATCCTGCCACTCAAGCTGCTCAACGGTTACTAGCTAAGACCGCAGCTAAACGGGCCGAAAAGGCTTCTAAGCCAAATGAAATTGGTTCTCGGGCTGCAAGACTTCAAAGAGCGCAGGCAAATGTGCAAAGGACTGCAGACGTAAGAACTACTGCTGCGCCTGGATCTAAAGAATCATTTGCCAGAAGGCCAAGCGCTAAAACAGCAAAATCAAATAGGAGGGCTGAGACTGCTAAAGAAATTTATAGCGCAACACCAGAAAGGCAAGCACAAATTATTCGCAATCAAAAAGGATTGGCCCGCACGGAGAAGGCACGCCAAAATTGGATGCAAACACGCGAACAGCGCATTAAGAATGCGGAGGGGACAGGGTTGCCTCCTGTTAAGGTTGGCAAGAAAACGCGTAAACGCAAATGATCAAGCCTGAAGTCACTGCCGTAGGGCGTCTCCTAAAAGCAAAACCAGATCAGCGCAAGCTGTATAAGGTGATTGCTGTTAAACCTGACGGCACAGTCAAAACCGTTGTCAACAAGCCACTGTGACCATCCTTGCTGGCGTTTGCGACAAGACGCCTTTGCTGTCGTTTATCAAAGCGCAAACCCAGCAAGACACCACAGAGCTATTGCAACGCATTCACGGTGATCTTCACCCTGGACAGCTAGCGTTCGTCACAGACGATCAGACTCAGATCATCGGTATCAGCGCAGGTTACGGCGCAGGCAAAACCAGAGCGTTAGCCGCAAAAGCTGTCACTCTCGCTGCTGCTAACCAAGGCTTCATCGGTTGCGTCATGGAACCAACCGGACCTTTGATCCGCGATATTTGGCAAAACGATTTCGAGGATTTCCTAGAGCATTACGACATCCCCTACACATTCCGCGCTTCACCGCTGCCGGAATACATGCTCCATCTTCCAGGTGGTGACACCAAAATCCTGTGCCGTAGCTTTGAGAACTGGTCACGCATCATCGGTCTCAACCTTGCTTGGGTATTAGCCGATGAGATTGACACCGTGACGCCGAGCATTGCCAACAAAGCGTTCCCCAAAATCCTTGGTCGTTTGCGCTCCGGCAACGTTCGTCAATTCGGCGCAGCATCTACGCCAGAAGGTTTCCGTTTTATGTTCCAAACCTTTGCCAGTGATGAGGCAAAGCTAAGAGAGGACAGGAAACTTATCAAAATGCGGAGTTACGATAATCCGCACCTTCCACCTGATTTTGTTGAACGCCTCAGGGCAAACTACGATCCAAGTTTGCTCAAAAGCTATTTAGAAGGCGAATTCTGCAACCTGACAACAGGCTGCGTTTATGACAGATTTGATCGCAGCAAGCATGTATTTAGCGAGCTACCAGACATCAGCCGTGAACCGCTCAGGGTTGGTATCGACTTCAACGTTGGCAATACCAACGCAGTAATCGGCATTCGTATTGGTGATCGCGCTGTCGTTATTGACGAAGTAATTGGCGCACAAGACACAGATGCCCTCGCCCAAGAAATCAGGCGTCGTTACCCTGATCACAAGATCTACGGTTATCCAGACGCTAGTGGTGGCAACAGATCTACCAATGCCACTAGGACTGACATTCAGATCTTGGAAAGCTACGGCATTAGCAACCAGTCACCGCAAGCAAACCCACCAATCAAAGATCGCGTTAACAACGTTCAGGCGTTGCTTGAAAACGGCAAAGGACAAAACCGACTACAGATCTGGCAGGGCTGCAAAAAGCTGATCGAATGCTTGGAGCTTCAATGCTGGGATGAAAAAACCCAGCTACCAGACAAAACAAGCGGTTTTGATCACGTCAACGATTGCCTTGGTTACTGGCTGCATCGTGACTTCTCCATGCTGCACAAGAATGCAGGACGCAGCACTGGAATACGGATCTACTGAGCTATTGTGGTGGTGCAGCGGGCGGCAACCCCTGCACCCGGCTACCTGAGCTACCAGGCAACATGGACATCATTACACGCAAAGACGCCCTTGCGCAGGGGCTCACGCATTATTTCACCGGCAAGCCTTGCAAGCGTGGGCATCTGTCCACAAGATATGCCAAAACGGGAAACTGTGTTGAATGCACGCTTAGTATTTTCAATAAGCGTCCGCGCAAATTGACGGCAGAGCAGCAGGAAAAATACAGGCAAAAGGGTAGAGAGTATATGCGTCAAAAACGGATGCGAATGACCGAGCAAGAGCGCAAAGAAGAAGCGCAAAAGAGATCGCCATATATCCTGCAATATGTCAACGCAAGACGCGATACTGACCCCGGTTTTAAGTTGCGCATGAATTTGCGCCACAGGATTTGGAGCGCATTGCAAGCCAACGAAGCAAGCAAATCTGGAGGCATTCAGCAGTTGGTTGGTTGCTCGGCTGCTGACTTGATGAGGCATTTAGAAGCACAGTTCACAGATGGAATGAGCTGGGAAAATTACGGCAAGCACGGCTGGCATGTTGACCACATTCGTCCGTGTGCCAGCTTTGACCTGACCGACTCAGAACAGCAGCGTCAATGCTTCCATTACACCAACTTGCAACCGCTATGGGCAACAGACAACATTAAGAAGGGTGCCAAGTGGCAGGATGCAGCTTAAAAGGCTATACTCAGCAGCGTCCCGGTTTTACCCTACCTATGCTCACCGGCTCTGAACTCATCGCCAAGGTCAAAGAATGTGGCGACATGAACAAGTCCGACCTTGTTCGTGAGTGTGGCTACGTCAAAGGCGACAAGCTCTGTTTCACCTCGTTCTACGAAGCACTCCTTGAAGCCAAAGGCTTTGAACTGAAGCCCGCCGCCAAGCGTGGTCGCAGCCTGACCTACAAAACCAAAGTTCAGTTCAACGGCAAACTGTCCATCGGTGAAGGCTACGTTCAGGAAATGGGCTTTAAGCCTGGCGATGAGTTTGAGATCAAAGTACGCGGCAAGTCTGTAACCTTGTCCGCGGCTGTTAGCGAACCTGTTGCTGCTTAAACTGATCCATAGCCTGCGCGATAAAACTGGTGTATACCGGCTTCGCCCATTACGACCGCCAACTGACCAGTCGCGTCGCGCAGGTCAATGATCCGAACGCTGCTTGGCGTAATCAAGAACCTCACTGGATCTTGATCGAAGACCTGATTGGCGGCACCTATGAAATGCGGCGCCGCCATCGCCGTTACCTTCCGCAAGAACCACGCGAGCTAGACGAAAGCTACGACAACAGGCTTGCTCGTTCTGTTCTTGCACCGTATTACGTCCGGTTAGAGCGGATGCTCGCTGGCATGTTGACACGCAAGCCGGTCAAATTAAACGATGTATCTGATCTGGTCCGTGAGCAGCTATTTGATGTAGACCTGCTCGGCAACGATCTCAACGTCTGGACCTATGAAACCGCACGCAAGATGGTGCGTTACGGGCATGTTGGCGTGCTTGTGGATGCACCTGCTAGTGGTGAAAACGGAAGACCGTATTGGGTCAGCTATACGCCGCGTGACATCCTAGGCTGGCGCACTGAGCTAAAAGATGGACAGCAGCAACTGAGTCAGCTTCGCCTGATGGAACGGGTTGTAGTGCCAGATGGGTTGTACGGCGAAAAGGAAATTGAGCAGGTTAGGGTACTAACCCCTGGCGGATTTGAGATCCACCGCCGTGATGAAAAGACCAGCGGCTTTGAAATCTTTGACAGCGGCACCACAACGCTAGACGCTATCCCCTTCAGCGTTGCCTACGCAAACCGCGTCAACTTTATGGAATCACGCCCGCCGATGGAAGACATCGCGGAGCTAAACCTTAAGGCGTACCAGATCCAATCCGATCTAGACAATCAGCTTCACATTTCAGCAGTGCCGATGCTGGCATTCTTCGGCTTCCCGTCTGCTGCTGAAGAGGTATCCGCTGGTCCTGGTGAGGCGATTGCCTTCCCATCAGAAGGACGGGCAGAGTACATCGAACCCAGCGGCAACAGCTTTGAAGCGCAGTTCAAGCGGCTAGAACAGATCGCCTATCAAATCAACGAGCTAGGTTTGTCTGCTGTGCTCGGTCAGAAGCTATCGGCTGAAACTGCCGAAGCAAAACGTATCGACCGCAGCCAAGGCGATTCAACCATGATGGTGATCGCTCAAAACATGCAGGATCTGATCGACAACTGCCTTACTTACCACGCTCAGTATCTGAACATCTCTGAAGCTGGTAGCAGCTACGTCAACCGCGATTTCCTTGGCTCACGCCTTGAACCTACAGAGATCCAATCGCTGCTGCAACTTTATACCGCTGGTACTATCACGCAGAAAACACTCCTCGATCAGCTCAGTGAAGGCGAAGTGCTAGGCGATGAGTTTGACGTAGAAGAGGAACTAGAGGCTACGCAAAATGGCGGGCTAATCGAAATGGCGCAGCCTGAGCCACGGGCAATGCAACAAATGCCTGAGCAGCCTGTAACAGTCGAAACTGCTCCACAAATCCCGGCATGATGTAACCATGCTGATGTGGCTAATGATGGGCGCTTTTAAGAAACCACGCAAGCAGCAACTGTCTTGCGTGCAGGGCACGTTACCGCCTGATCTATTTGCCATCGTCAGAGTGTCATGGTTCAAACAAGGAAGAATTTACGCTGTAGAAGAAATGAACATTGAAGACGCCGGAGAGGACACTGGCGAAGCATTGCTAGGGCTATTCAAAGAAGCCCTAAGGCAAGGCGCTGATGTTCACTCAATTACAGCCTGTCATCCTGCTGATATTGGGATAGATCCGTG